ATATTGCTACTTTGAATAATGATACTCAACTTCTAGAAAAGTTAGAAGATATAAGAGCATATGATTTCTATAAGATTGCTATTCCAGATTCGCTATACCTCCATATTTAATTAGTATTACTCAAATAAGTAAATGGAGTTAATGGTTGCCAATAAACAGTAGTATTATCATTAGAAACAATATTACTAGCAGGACTAGAATCTACATAAGGATTGTTAGAATTTGCTAGTAATAATAAATCTGTACCAGCAACTACTCCTAAAGATGTAATAGGAGTTGAAATAGTTAGACTTGAGAATGTGCTAACATATAATGCTTGTCCAACCGTCCATCTGAAATTAGTAATATTTCCTTTGTAATTTGTTCCAGATACTTGTGGTAACTCAGAACCAATTGTTAAATATTGATTTGTTACATTATCATTACAAATATAATATGTAGCACTAGGTGTGTTACAATTATTAATATTTGAAACAGTTGTATCAATTGTAGAACCAAATTTATTACCATTGACATAAAAATTTAATAAATTGCTTCCATTACCTTCTAATACACAATATGTCCAGCGATTAACAAGAGAAGAAATATTTGCTTGGTAATTTGAAGAAGAGCCAGGGACAGAAAAATCTCCAAAATTGTATTTTTTTAATCCAGCTCCAGTTCCAGTAGTTAATACAGGACTAAATGTGGTTGCATTATATGCTGGAGAAGCATTTGCTTGAAAAGAAAAATTAATAGTAGAAACACTTGAATCATTTCCAATAGAAAAAACTCTTGGATTTTGATTTATTCCAGGCTGATAGAGTTGAAACCATTCTATAGTAAACGGTTTTGTACCGATGCTAAAAAGTGGGCTATTATTTACATTTATATATGCTACAGAATCACTTTGAAACGCATAACTACCAAGAACATTACAACCACCAGAGCAATAGTTACCACAAGGATATGATTGTCTTACAGTGGTATGATTACCGGGTGATGGTAGATTCACATTACCAATAAGAGTATTATTTTTTGATTTTTCTAAATTATAACCATTATTTAATGCCTGTGCTTGTAATTTACGAATGTAATCTGAAAAGTCCATCTATAATATTTCAAAGATTATTTTATCTTTCCATTTGAAGTTCTGAGGATTTATATAATAACGCAGTAAAACTTTTTCTTTTACTTTTTTATTATTTTCTAACTTAATAATTTTTTTTAGCAATATAATAAAACAACTATTAGAATCTATAATAATTCCTTCTACATTTCTTTTATTCTTATACAAATCCAAATAAACTAAATCTCTTTCATATGTTTTTGCTGCTTTCTGTTGTTGATTAAATCTATGAATAGTTTCATATGAAATAGTTTTTTCTTTTAGAGCAAACTGATTAATAATATCAACATAGCGACGAATAGGTGAAGAAGCATGAGCATAGTGTTGTATCTCCAATTGTTGATGTATGGTGTCTTCATTAGGTAAACAGTATTTTGCGGATTCATAACATAAATACATATATTCTTCAGAGAAGGCTTCAAATAGTTTAGCTCGTTCTACATTCATACCTTTTTGACTTCTTAGAATACCAGAATTCTTTTTTTTTAAAACTTCTCCCGCTTTTGTATTATAATAAAGCATAAGTATTTCAATAATTTTATGATTATCAATATTATCTATTTTAATTCCAGATATTTTTTCTACCCAAGAAACCAATTGCTTACGATTTTGATTATTCGGAAAATTATCATATGTATATGATTTATCAACTTTTACAATCGTTTCTTCAAATTTCCAAGAATTATTTGTAATAATAAAGCTATACGTAAGTCTTTCTTTTCCTTCTACTAAACTCATTAAATCTTCACTAAGATTTCTAGGAAACATAGGTTTTACACAAGTTCCATCTTCATAAAGTGATGTTCCTATCATTTCAGCATATTTCATCCATGGATTCACTTCTACAAAAGCACTAACATCCGCAATAGAAATTGCAATAGAGTTATCCCAAATAGTGATACAATCATCAATATCTTTACATCCATCGGGGTCAATATTAAATGTATAACCAGAAAGTTTCATACGATTTTCAAAAGAAGGCATAATAATTTCTGGTAGAATTTTCTTCCATATCACTCCACAAGCTTTTAACAAACAACTTTTCTTTTCTGCTTCAAAATCTCCACAATCTCCTAACAATTCTATAAAAGTTCCTTTTGGAAACTCAGAGTTTTCTGGCCAAGAATCAAATTTAAAAGTAATAAGTTTGTTATGAATAATATCTTTAATTTTTGATCCGATATAAAATGGTGGATATTGTTCATTTAATGGTTTACATAAATATATAGGATTTCCTTTTCCAGTAAATCCATATTTAGATTTAGTTGTTTCAAGGATTCCCACCATAAGAAAATATTCCGTCCTCCTAGATAAACTACACCCTTTATCTGTAGGAATAATAAGATCATAAGGCAAACATTTATTAGCCAATTTAGATCCTTCAAATTCGGGAACAAGAAATGAACCATATTTCTTTTTCACTATTAAGAATTCCATACTTTATTTTTGTATGGTAATAGTTGTGGAATTAATAAAACAATTTTTTATAATTTTTATAATTAGGAATGCAATCTAAATTTCAATATGAAATAGGTTCAAATTTAGATAATTCTAAATATATTGTAAAGCATAATAGAAAAATTGAGAATAATAAAGTAAGATATGATTATATAGAATTTGGTAATATTGATACTAATAAGTTTTGTATAGAAATACATGTATATATTCAAAGCCATAAAATCTATGCTGAATTATCAAAAATAAAATATGATAAAGGGTGTTCTATTCAAAAAACTTTGGAAAAAGGTATAGGAACTCAAAATATGTTAAAAGTAGCATTATCATTAGTTTCAGAATTATATCCAGAAATAAAATATTTCACATTTAAAGATTATAGTGAAAAAGAATGCGATAATGGTGCTAATATACATCTAGGATATTTTTCACTAATAACTTCCGGTAAAACATGGTATGAAAAAAATTTTGGAGCAACAATTAAAGATGAAATCTTTAAAGAATTATATAAAAAAGATTTAGATAAATTAAATTATAAAAATATTGATATAGAAATATCGGATATATTAATAAAGAATAAAGTAAAAAAACCTTTAAAAGATATAATAATAAAAGAATTTGAAGAATCAATAAATTATAAAGATTTTTTTAGTAGATTAAATAAAAAATTTGGTAGAAATATGTTTTGTGAATATGTACAACCATGGATAAGAGATTTTATGAGTAGATTGGATTTAGAAAGATATTTTTTTATGGAATGGGAAATTCCAGCAAAAGAAATAAAAAATTATAATATAATAATAAAAGAATATAAAAAGATTGATGATGGAGGAGGAAGAAGAACAAATAAAAGAAATATAACAAATAAATCAAAGGGTCGAAGACGATGGATTTGATTCTAAATAATGTATTCTACAAAGAGCTTCATATTTATCAGCACCTCCAACATTAATGATGGAATTATTAGTTTCATTAATAGAATCTTTCTTACTTGTAAATAGCGCATCTGTTATAATTCCATCAGCAGAACAAATCTTACAAATTGCTTTGAGTTTTATAATATTATCACAATAAGGAATTAAAGCAAGAATTTCTCCAAATGGTTTTCTTGAAGCATCACCATCCAATCCAGCAACAATCACTTTTTTTCCAAACTTCTCAACAGCTTCCAAAACAAATTCTACGAGATTTTTAAAGAACTGGCCTTCTTCAATAATAATTACTTTTGCTTCTAGGAATAGAGTATTATTAGAAATATCTTTTAGATTCTTTACTGATATATCTGCCATACAAGAATCTTGATTATGATTTACAATCTTAGCATCTTTTGTATAACGTGTATCAAAAGAAGAAGTAATAATGAATAGTGGCCAACCATCTTTTTTATATACGCGAATCGTGGAAAGTAGATAAGACGACTTTCCAGAAAACATAGGACCTATTACGAGCTCTAATGACATTTTACTATACTAAAAATAATAAACTTTTTTATTTAATTTTTTGGATTATGTGCTTCCAGTAGAACCAAATCCACCATCACCTCTAGATGTTTCAGGAAGTGATGTAACAATCTTAATCTCACGAATATGACCCATATCTGGTGCTACTATTTGAAACAACCGTGTTCCTTTTACTATACAAGGATATGTATGTTCATTAAGATTTGTTACTGGTGCTTTTAGTAAGCCTCTATATGAAGAATCTACAACACCTTGACTATTCGCCATGATAACACCAGATTTATAAATTGAAGACCGAGGGCAGAGCCAATAATGAACATCTTCTTCCTTATCATTATAATCATCAATAGGAGTCACTTTTACAAGACGAGCACGAGTTCCTAAATCCAATAAATGAACTGCTTTCGGAGGACCATTATGGCGTTCATCAAATTCAGAAGAAACTTTATAATCTTCAACAGAATATAAATCTACACCAGCATTGTCATTGGAACGATGTTCAGTTGCATAATCTTTGTAGAATTGAATACCTTCTTCAGTAGGCCAGAGTTCAAGACGATAATAAGACATTTCTATAATAAAATAAAAAGTTAGTTTAAGTCAATTTTTTACTTTTTAAATCTTTCCACATTTTTTACAAATTTTCATAGAATTTACTAAAACATAGGAATGCCAACAAGTTCTTTGTTTTTGTTTTAAAACTTTTTCTTTTTCTACTTTCTCTTTTTCTAACTTATCAAAAAAGTTCTTTCGGAATTGTTCTAAAGGGTCTGTAGATTCCATTTAAACCTATACTCTATTATTTTTTAGATGTCTAAAATATTCTTAGAAACAAGTTTAGGTGAAGCTTTAGATAAACTTACTATTCTTGATATTAAAGTATCAAAGATTAATGATGAGCGTAAAGCAGATTGTCAAAAAGAATATAATGTTTTATATGAATCTCTGAAGAATTATGTGACAACTTTATCATACCATTATAGAATTTTAAAAGAAATAAATTTAACTATTTGGAATCTACAAGAAAATATTCATAAGGATACTAATTTAACAAAAACATATGGAGAAGTTTTAAAAGAGAATGATAGAAGATTCCGTGTGAAGAAACAAATCTAGTATAATTATAAAAAAATTAAAAAATATATCCGAGAAAAAAATATTAATATAGTAGGGATGAAACCAATTCATACATTTGATATTCATCCAAAAGCACAATATTGGTCTAATAAGAATACAATACCTCCAAATGAGGTTGGAATAAATTCTACTAGAAAATTTTGGTTTAACTGTGATAAATGTCATCATATATTTGAAAAAACAATACAGAGTATTTCAAATATGGATACATGGTGCCCTTATTGTTCTAATAGTAAATTATGCAATGAAAATAGTTGTAATATGTGTAAAGATAAATCATTTATAATGAATCCAAAATCTCAATTTTGGTCTGTTAAAAACAAAATGACACCAAGAGAGGTATTTAAAAATTCTGGTAAAAAATATATATTCAATTGTAATAAATGTTATATTGAATTCGAAGCATCGCTAGATAAAATATCAATGGGTAGATGGTGTAAAAAATGTAGAGATATTAATAATTCTATAAAATTTAGAATGACATTAGAAGAATTTATAAATAAAGCAAATACTATACATAATAATAATTATGATTATTCAAAAGTAAATTATATTAATTCAAACTTACCAGTTATTATTATTTGTAAAATACATGGAGAATTTAGACAAAATCCACATAATCATTTAGCAGGATATAATTGTATAGAATGTGGTAAAATAAATAGGGCAAATATGAGAAGATATACAAATAAAAAGTTTATTGAAAAAGCAAATATAGTACACAATTTAAAATATGATTATTCAAAAGTAAATTATATTAAATCAGCATTACCAATTATTATTATTTGTAAAAACCATGGTGAATTTAATCAATCGCCAAATACACATTTGCAAGGAATAGGTTGTAATTATTGTGGTAGAGAATCTACAAGTGAAAAACTTAAATCTAATACTGAAACATTTATAGAAAAGGCTAATAAACTACATGGCGATAAGTATGATTATTCAAAAACAATTTATAATAAAGTTCATGAAAATATAATAATAATATGTAAAATACATGGAGAATTTATACAGCGACCATCAATACACCTTAATAGCAATGGTTGTAAAAGATGTTCTCCAATATCATATTCAAATATATCTATACAATGGCTTAATTTTATGTCAATATATTATAATATAGAGATTGAACATAAATTAAATAAAGGAGAATATAAGATTCGCAATACTAATTATTCTGTTGATGGATATTCTAAAGAAAATAATTGTGTATGGGAATTTTATGGTGATTATTGGCATGGTAATCCAAGAAAATATAATCTAACAAAAATAAATAATCATTTAAATAAAACATTTAAAGAATTATATGATAATACAATGAAAAGAAAAGAAATAATTATTAATTTAGGTTATAAATATAGAGAAATTTGGGAATTAGATTGGATAAAAGCAATAAGAATAGTTAGAAAAATACAAAAACTTTGGAGAAAGAAACATTTAAAAGAAATTTAAGTAGAAATATTATTATGACAGAAATAACTATAAAATGTAGTATTGGAGAGTGTTTAGATAAACTTACTATTCTTGATATTAAATGTGATAAGATTAAAGATACAAGAAGAGAAGAATGTTTAAAAGAATATAATGTACTTCTTGAAACGCTTAAACCGTATGTAGATATATATGTATATCATTACAGAATTCTAAAAGAAATTAATTTAACTATTTGGAATCTTCAAGATAATATTCACAATGATACAAATCTAATAAAGACGTATGGGGAAGTATTAAAAGAGAATGATAGAAGATTCCGTGTGAAGAAACAAATAAATAATATGGCAAATTCTAGTCTAAAAGAAGTAAAAGGATTTTCTAAATTGAAGGCCTTTATCTATACACACCAAGGACTTGGAGACCATTTTTGGTGTAACGGTGCCGTCCGTTATCTAGCAACATGTTACGATGAAGTGGTTGTAGTAGTAAAGAGGAATAATGAAGCAATAGTGTATTCAATGTATATGGATGATCCTTCAATAAAGTTACATGTAATTAATGATGATAGTGAATTATACCCTTTTGCGTCACGTAAGAATTATTTAGAAGATCAAGGATATACTGTTTTTTCATGCGGATATCATGTAACTGATAAACATCCAATGATATATGATTTTCCCTTTAGTTTTTATGATGATATGAAAATTCCTAGAGAGTTTAGAACCAAATATTTTCATGTAGCAGAATATAAGGATTCTTTAGATTTATATAATGAAATTATAAAAGTTTCAAAAGAGTATATATTAATTCATCAGAAATCTTCACAAAAGAAGATTGATATTTTTGGTTCTTTAAAGAAAGACCTATTAATTTTAGATATTAATGAAAATAATTATGAAAAAAGCCATCCATTGTATTATGTGGCGGAAATGGTTGTAAATAAACCAATGTTATTTTATAAGGAACTTATTGAGAATTCAAAGGAACTCCATTGTATAGAATCATCATTTTATTGTTATGCGTCTCATTTAGACTTATCTAGAGTTGAAAAAAAAGTATGTTATGAACCACATGATGACTCTGCGAATCGTGTTGGAGTGTTTCAAACTGGATTTTTAGAATAAAAATTCTATTAATGTAACTTCTGCGTTATAAACCTAAACCTAAAGAAACTATAATAAAGAGAATGGTGAAAGTTGCTTTTATAACTGGTATTACCGGTCAAGATGGTTCTTATCTAGCAGAACTTCTGTTAGAAAAGAATTATATAGTTCATGGATTTTTTCGGCGTGTATCACAAAATAATTCATTAGTGAATATTCAACATTTATTGAATAATTCTAGACTTACACTTCATAATGGAGATATGACGGATTGTTCATCATTATTAAATACTATAAGAACTATTGAAAATTCTTTTGATGAAAATACGGAACGTTTTGAAATTTCAGCAAAGCCTCAATCAGCAACCGTGGAACGGTTTGAAATTTCAGGAAATCTTCAATCACAAAACGTGGAACGTTTTGAAATTTATAACTTAGCAGCACAAAGTCATGTACAACGTTCATTTGATATGCCAGAATATACATTAGAATCTGATGGTTTAGGACCACTCTATCTTCTTGAAGCAATTCGTCACTCTAAGTATAAGAATATTACTCGTTTTTATCAAGCATCAACATCGGAATTATATGGAAAGGTTCAAGCATATCCTCAAACGGAGACGACTCCCTTTTATCCACGAAGCCCTTATGGAGTAGCAAAACTGTATGGATTTTGGATAGTGAAGAATTATCGTGAATCATATAATCTTTTTGCGGTAAATGGAATATTATTTAATCATGAAAGTCCTAGACGAGGAAAGGATTTTGTAACCCGAAAGATTACAACTTCTTTAGGAAGAATTCTAAAAAATGAACAACAAGTGTTAGAGCTAGGAAATTTAAATGCAAAAAGAGATTGGGGTCATGCAAAAGATTATGTAGAAGGTATGTGGCGTATTCTACAGAGTGACCAACCCCAAGATTATGTATTAGCAACGAATGAGGTTCATAGTGTTAGAGAATTCTGTGAAATTGCTTTTGCAAAGAAAGGTTTACAATTATCTTGGAAAGGCAGTGAAGAATTAGAAGAAGGATATGACCAAAATGGAATTCTACGTATAAAAGTAAATCCAGATTTTTATAGACCAGCAGAAGTAGATATTCTTTGTGGTGATGCCACGAAAGCTGAAAAGGAGTTAGGATGGAAACGTTCTTATACATTTGAAACATTAGTAAATGAAATGGTAGAAATGGATACTTAAAGATTTTTTACAAATATTTTATAAAATTGATTTAGTTTGTTAATTATTTCTACTTATAGAAATCTTTATTTGTATAAGAAGAATGCCTAGTGGATTAAATCTTCCATCATCTGAAATTGAACCTATTGTGGGAATTCAATCTGGTATTTTCAGCCCAGAAGAAATTGAAAGGAGATCAGTTGTTGAAATTACAAATGCGGGAACCTTTGATGGCAATGAGCCACGTATTGGTGGATTATTTGATTCTCGCATGGGTACTCTAGATAATGGTAAAACATGTCGTTCTTGTGGTCAAACAAATCATAACTGCCCCGGACATTTTGGTCATTATAAATTAGCACGCCCAGTGTATTTTATCCAATTCTTTCCATTAGTATTAAATGTTTTAAATTGTGTATGTGTTCGTTGTTCAAAACTTCTAATTGATAAAAATGTTCACAAAGAAATTCTAAAGAAACGTGGCGAGGCTCGTTGGCGAGCTACTCTTACTGCTTGTGCGAATATTGGACGATGTGGTCAAGATACAGAAGATGGTTGTGGTGCTCTTCAGCCAGATCGCTATGTGCGTGAAGCAATCGCACGAATTGTAGCAGAATGGGATAATATTACTTCAACACCAGAGGGTGGAGAAGAAAAAGTAAAACAGCGTCAGATTCTAGAATGTGAATACGTTCTACGTTTATTCAGACGCATTACAGATGAAGATGTTGATTTTATGGGTCTTTCTCGTTATTGGTGCCGCCCCGATTGGATGATTTGTTCTGTTCTAGGTATTCCACCACCGCAAGTAAGGCCTTCAGTTATTCAAGATAATAATCAGCGTTCAGAAGATGATTTAACGCACAAACTCTTTGAAATTATTCAAACAAACAATACTCTTCAAGATAAAATGAATAATAATGCGAATAAGAATATTATTGATGATCAATATGCTGTTCTACAATATCACGTAGCAACTTTAGTTGATAATCAAATCCCTGGTGTAGCACCGAGTGCTCAGCGTTCTGGAAGACCTCTTAAATCAATTCAACAGCGTCTTGGTTCAAAAGAAGGACGTATCCGTTATAACATTCAAGGAAAGCGTGTGGAATTTTCTGGGCGTTCAGTTATTACTCCAGACCCAAATATTAGTATTGAAGAAATTGGTGTACCGATTAAAATTGCTATGAATTTAACGGTTCCAGAACGAGTAACAAAATACAATCGTAGTAAGATGTATAAACTTATTCAGAATGGAGCAGATAATTATCCTGGAGCAAAGACGATTATTCGTAAAGATGGTCGTATGATTTCTCTGAAACATGTAAATACAAAAGAAATTGTCTTAAATTTTGGTGATACAATCAATCGTCATTTGATGGATGGTGATACGATTCTATTTAACAGACAGCCTACACTACACAGGATGTCCATGATGGGACATAAAGTAAAAGTATTACCATTTAATACGTTCAGATTGAATGTATCGGTGACGGCTCCTTATAACGCAGATAAAATTCGGGTTTAACAACTCAACAATGTCTGCAACAGGCGGCTGCTTCTATGGGTGAGACTACTCCATAGAAGGAAAACAGTGTAATAGTCTTTGCTGGTTTGGTATCTCCAACCTAATCAGTAATATAACCGTCTAGTAGATTTTAGCATGGTGGCTGCTAATCTGCGAGACCCTCAAATTCAGGGAAACCCCTAAAGTTCATAGATACCAACCACACTAGAAATGGTCGTGGGGCCGCGGAGAAAGACCGAATCGGATGGTAACAACTCTATGAAATACGAGGTTGTGTGGCGACACAACTAAGAAATGGGCAATCCTGAGCCAAGTCCTAAAGTAGTTACACTACTATGGATGCTGTGCAACGAGTA